GTAGAATGGGTTAGTTGCATCTTTGCTAACTGTACCTATTTCTTGTTGTAGGTTAAATAGTTTTTCATTAATACTTGTTTCTTTCTTATTCATTGTTCTTTAAGTTTAAAATTAATTGATTCTTTAATTGTTCGTTTTCGTGTTGCAGTTCTAAAGTCTTACCATAAAGTTCTGCTTTTGTAAATTGTTCCATATCGTAAAGATACAAAAAAATAATTAACAAAAAAACCCCAACATTTCTGAAGGGGGTATTTTAAAATTAAATATAATCTTGCAAATTTTTGTGGCATAATTCATATCCGTTTTCTTCTAAACTATTTACAAATATTTTAGTTTTATTAAAATTTGAAAATTCTTTTTGTTTAATTTTTCCACTTGCGTTAGTGTATTTAATTGTCATTAAACCTGTGCCTAAATTATACATTTCGTTGTACAATTTTTCTAAATTATTTTTCATTATAATTATTGTTTTTGTTAATTCACTATGTCAAAGAACTTAATCTTTATACCACAATATAAACATTTTATTAACAATCACAAAGTAATATATGATTTTAACAAAACTTTAACATCTTGTGTTGTAGATGTAACAAATTGTTTTAAATATAAATTAATGTTATAAAAAAAAGGGCAAGAAATTAATCCTACCCTTCAAACAAAGAACAATTTTACAAGAGAAAATCAAGTAAACTTTTTAAGCCTTTGGCTATATTTTTGTATCATTTCTTCCAATTCTACATTTGTAAATTTAACAATCTTACGACTTTCTTCTAATAGCTTTTTAGATAACTTATTACCAAGATATAAACTATACTTATATTGTTCACCGTATCTAAATACATTACAGGCTGCACATTGTGGTTTAACATTTCTTTCATCCCAACGTATAGAATAATGTTTTCTACTCATAAAATGCCCTGCTTGGATCGCTTTATAAAAGAATACCTTATTGCAAGTAACACAAATACAATTTTTATTGTTGTCCGCATTGCTTAATCTTGTCCATTGACTAAATACTGTATCAAGTTTCTTTACTAATTTACTTCTTGTTGGTTTTTTAGGCATTAGTTAAATCCTTTTCATTCATATGGCTTGAAAGTATATGACCATCTAAAGGACTAATAAAAGATATTGCCTTGTAGATTTTCCTGCTTATGGCTTTAACTTCTTTTTTTTCTTTAACTGTTGAATCAGTTCCTAGCTCGGTATAATTGTATGCATCAATTCTTAGCAGTTCGTCTACTTTCTTTTTTAAAGACCAAGTTTTATAGGTTTTTATTTTTTGTATCTTTTCATCTATTCCCAAAACTTATATTTTAATTGTTATTTATAATTTACATTAATTTTTTACAATTTTTTTAAATTTACAATTTTTTATAATTATTGTAATTAAATCAAGTATTTAAAATGTCGAAGGTATATATTTTAATTGATTAAAAAAAACTTTATAAAAAATATTTAATTTATTATTGATGTTTTGAATTACCAAATACCTTCTCAATACCCCTAGAACCAAAGTATGCTGAAAAAATTATTTTACCTAGATCAGTTAAAGATGTAACATCATATTTTAAAAAAAACCCTAATATTATACTTAATGTAATTAATATTAAAATTAATGGTCTTACGTTTGAAGTTAGCCAAAAACCACTACGTGCATCAGCTACCCACCTTCGTGTAGTACCATCTATTTCAGCACGTTCTATATCAAGTTTCTTTAAAGCTATTTGTTTATCACCATCGGACATATCAGAACCACCTATAATAGCCTGTATAACGCTTCCTACTGGAGTATTTCCTGCAATAGCACCTACGACATCAGGTATCTTGTTTAAGAGGAATTTACCTACCTGTGTGTCTTTAAATTTTTTCTTATCCATAGTGTGTTTCCTACGGTATTAGTATGTCCAAATAGAATTGGCTTTGCTTTCGTCATTGTCGCAATGCAGGAATGACTGAGCCACGCCCAATCTTTTAAACCCTGCTTTGATAAGGGCATTAAGAATAATGTATCTTTCACTACCGTTTCCCACTTTAATATCTGCGGCTTTTCCAACAAGATGACTGGAGTTTGATACACCCCCAACTTTTTGATTATGAATTTGGCTTCTGTAGCCTGACGAAATGGTAAACGGAATCCCTGCAATTCCACGTGCATCATCGAGCATTTGCAAAAAAGTAGCATCCATATTAATACCACTATTCTGAAGTGTTGGGTCATCAAATTCTTGTATATCAAAATGTAACATATTTTATTTTAAGTGTGTACCATCACAATATCCGTTAAGATTTGCTGTGTTTCCACATTGGCAAGTTTTAGGTTCTTTCATCTTTTCTTTATTTTCTTCTTAATTTTTTCTTTTACTTTTTTAGCTTTATCTTCAATAGCATCAGGAATACCATCTTTATCTTCATCTTTAAAAAGACCGTTGTAAGTTAACACAACTACACCTGCTGATATTAATACTAATATACCAATTAATTTAATCATAATTTATTTTTTATTTTTATCATCAAAATCTAATGCTTTTCCTAAAAACATTTTATCTATTAAATCATCTTGCATTTTAATAATCATATTTTCTAAAATGTCTTTTTGTTGTATAAGTGTATCAACTTTAGTTTCTAAAGAATCATTTTTTCTTTGTAATTCAATTACTTCGCTTGGGTCTTTTCCTATAAACACATACACCGCTGCACCGATTGTAGCAATTAAAGCACCAACTATTAATTTAAAACTATCGTTGTTTGTTTCAGGTATTTCACGAACAGATAAAAAAACCAACAAAAGAATTACAAATAAAAACACTATACCTGAACCGACATAACCCCGTAATTCTCTTCTTTCTCTACTATTCATCATTTTCTTAGCTTATTATAAATTGATATACCTGTGTATGTTATAGCTAAAACTAAACTAATTGTTTGTAATGTAGGATTTGCTTTACTTAAATTTAAAGCTAAAGCAAAAAAATTAAAACTTGCAATCTTTAGTTCTTCCATTATGCAATTGCTAAATAGATATAAGTTCCACCGTTTGTGTTTGTATCTCTAGTAGTACTTGTTCTTGGATTAAAACCATTTGAAGCAAACGATTCGCCTTGTCCCGCATCTTCTTTACCTGCTGTATTAGCATATAATCTTATGCTTCCCTGACCCCTAGGTTCATCAATAATTACCCAGTCACCAACACTATCAGTCCTTTTAATCAATACAAAAGAAGGTCTAAATCCATTTGCACCACCAGACGAACCATCATCAGTAGTAAATACTGTAAAAGCATTTCCTGTTCCTTGATAAGATGAAGATTTTTGATAGCCTGGTATATCTGCAAAAGAATAAAGAACAATATTTCTATTTGGTTCTACAGTAAAGCCTGCTCTAAAACTTACAACATCACTATCAAAACTTCGATTCCCCCACGCATTAGCACTTTGAGTTAAATCCCCAAAATCAAAATTCTGTTGTAAATACAGATAATAGTTTTCTTGAGAAAAACCCTTTGACCAAGTAAACCAAGCACCGCCCTCACTGTTTCGTTTTTTAAACAAAACAAAAGAAGGTTTAACACCAAGTCCGTGAGGGACTGTTTTATTTCCTGTCGAACCGCTATTAAAAGTAACTACACTAAACCCTGAAACAGTGCTTACACTTGCTCCAGTTAATGAAGTATTACCATCAGATAACCCAGCAGCACTTGCAGAAGAATATCCAGTTCCATCTACATTGAAAGTATTTGAGTTTCCGCCTGCTTTCCAGTTCCAAGAAATATAGTTATTTGTTCCACTTACGTTTAAATTACCCGAATTTATATTAAATCCGTCTGAAGTTCCAGTAAAGCCTGGTGATGACCCAAAGTCTGCTTCAGTATTGCTTAAGTCAGGGTAAAGAATATTTCCTCTATTGTTTCTCAAAACATCAAGAATAGCAGAGTGTTCGCCATTAATTGTACGGTTTTTTATCCAAAACATATCAGGTTCGAATCCAACCCCTGTCACTTGCTTACCGCCACTTGAACTATTCCCATTACCCGAATAAACCAAAGGCTGAAAATAATCACGTGGATCAATAGAACTTCCTGCTGCCGATTTAAAGAACTTTTCGTTTAATCCCATTTACATTAAATTAGGTAGTGAATAATCTGCTACTTGTGCCTTTGTAGTTTTTGAATTTATAGAACTTTCGTGGGTTGCACACTCGCTTCTTAGGGTTGATCTTGAAGATAAAATACTTGAATCGGTTGTGTTTCCAAGTTCTTGGTCTCTAATAATTATCCAATCCGTTTTAGCTAATTCTCTTCCATAACTATATTTAAGATTAGTTATTTTTTGTGTCTTTAATTCCGCTAAAGATTGACCAAAAGTTTTGTTGTTTATTGGATAAGTAAAAACGCTATTATCAGCATCCCACTCAATAGCACCAAGTTCTTGTATATTTGAATTATAAGAAGGAGTAACCACATCGTAAAACCCATAAGTTTCAAGGTCGCTATCTGATAAAGTATTAAATCCACCTACAACGTTTCCCCAAAATTTAGGAATTGAATTATAGGTTTTTATTGTACCATCTAAATTTATTGCTTTCATATTTTAATTATTAAGGAGTTGTATCTGGTGCGTAAGTGTTACAGGCATAGAAAAAAATTGGTGTTGTACTATTATCACTCGAACATTGAACTTGAATTATTTGAGTAGCTGAACCATTATACGCTGTATCGCCTACTTTATTAATTGCAGGTGTACCTGAAGCAGTTGCACTAAAAGTTAAAGCGTGGTTTCCTGTTATAATAATATCTATTACTTGCCCAATTTTAAAATTAATAAACGTTCCAGTATGTGCTCCTCCTAATGTTATTGTTTGAATAGCACCTAAACTAAAGTCAATATTAAATGCTCCACTCGTTGTACCAATTGCATTTATTGCTGTATATCGGTTTTCTAATTTATCGTGTGTTATATTATCGTTTAGAATCTTTACAGTAGTAACCGCATTATTTGCAATAGTTAAAGCACCTGATCCTGTTACTTCGCCACTATGTGTTGCATTAGTTGTTTTAGAAGTGTTTGCTGTAATTGCATTAGTTTGTGCAGTACTAATCCCAACCTTTGCTGTGTTTGCTGTGATCGCACTATTAATTGAGTTTGCCAGTTTATCTGTAGTAACTGCATCATTATTAATTTTATCAGTAGTTACAGCATCATCGGCAATCATATCTGGTACAATTTGTACTTCACCAATTACGCCTGCACTTGTTGCACCTAATACTCTATCGCCAGTTGCTAGGTTTTGCATTTTAGCATAAGTAACAGCATCTGCTGCAATAGTTAAAGCAGCACTTCCAGTAACATCACCCGAATGCGTTGCGTTTGGTAAACTGTTAGTTACCGTAACTGCTCCTGTAGTGGAATTTACTGTTATACCTGTACCTGCATTAACAGAATTTACATCACTTGCATCATCTAAATACAATTCGGTGAAGTTATCGTTTACCTTGTCAAAGGCACTTCTTAAAGGGTCACCTGTGCCATCGTTTGCGGTAGTCCCAATATTAATTACTTGTTTTGCACACATAATCTGTTGATTGTCAGTTAGTTATATATTTTGTTTATATTTTAAAATTTTGTTTGATCTGCTGTATAAATCGTTTCATCTGAAGTTACTAAAGTTGTATCGCATCTAAAATTAGAATCATCTGCATTAAAAGGATAAACTATACCCCAGTTATTTAATTCATTTACAGCACCCCACCACGTTACAGTATATACACTTCCGTAATCCATCTTTAATTTTTAATGTTTTTTGTATATATAATACAATTACTTTTTTTGGTTTTTGTTATATAAGTTAAATACTGTTTCAACTTATTTACGTTTTCTTCTTTTGGTTTATATCTTACAATACCCATCCACTAAAATTTGCATCTTTATCAGGTGAAATATCTTCATCATTATTACTGTAATATTCAGGAAACTTTGAACTTGCGTTAAAACTCATATAATCTATGAATCTATCAGTATAGTATTGTGCAGTTGTACGTTCTTTTTCTACTAAAAAGTCTACTTCTTCTTTTGATACATTTTCTGCATTTTCTGAACTATGCTTGTAAACGCCCTTATTAGCTATTGTGTAAGCTGCAAAAGGTAAATACTCCACCATTGCCCAATGACAAAGTAAAGGCTTTACGTAGTCTGTAACAAGGCTTAAATAGTCTCCTGATAAGTTGCCTGCTTTGATTTTAGTTTGTATAGCCTGTAGTAAGTCTGTACCTAGATAGTTTTGTACGTGAATATCTTGGGCAATTTTTATATACTGTATAAACTTGTCCGTATCTACTCCACCATTCATAGCAGTAAACTTTACTACATCTTTTCGTGTTATTAGTATTGCTTCTGCCATTTCTTATTTATTTACAAATCCTTTATTCGGCATATCTTTTGGTTTAATAGAAACTAATGCAGGTTCTTTATTCTTACTTGGGGGTTTAATGCCTTCATTTTCCCTTTGTTGCTTATATACTGGTTTTGTTTTCGGACTATTAACATCAGGCTTAATACCTTCTTTAGCCATATACGTTTTACGTAACCAAAAATGATGACAATTACCACCGCCTTTAAACTTCCAGATAGAATAAGTATTTGCACCTTTTTTACCCCATCCTGCGTTTACTGATTTTTTACCCATTGATAAAACATCTTCTTTACGGTAAATCTTTTTAGCAGCTACCATTTTACGACAAAATTCCCTTGAATTATTGCTTACTGCTAAAGGTGCGTATTGATAACGAACTATAAATTTATTATCATTTTTAGTTTCACCGTCTAAATCACTTTTTGAATTTGGTCTTGCAGTACCTGTAGAAGCTAAACCTACCATTTTGTCTAATGCTTCTTCTTGTTTGTAATCTACTTCACGTTCATCTACTAAATCCCAGTTTTCTAAATCTTCATCTTCACCAAATTCATCAAGTAAATTAAACATTTTGTCATCATCAAATTCAGCACTTAAATCATCTTTTATATGCTTTTCGCAAGGCATATACCAAATCTTACCTTCATATTCGTGTTCGTGATAACTTTCGCAACCTATATTTTTAGCTGCTTCTATTGCCATTTCTTTTTTTGCATAGCCTAATCTATCATCTATAATTGCAAAATCATTATCTACTATTTGACTTGATAAAGAATATTCATCTTTTACACCTGTTTCTTGTTCACGTGATTCGTCTGTAATAGCATTATCTGTATCAATAAATGCTAAAGGTTGTAATGTCTTAAAATAAAGTTTTAAACTAATACCGTTAACCGCTAATACATCGTCTATACACTCCGTTAATAGGTCTTGGTATGGTTTTATAGTTATGTTATCAAAAAGTAGAGCAGCGGTCTTTATTTCGTCTGCATTAGACCCTAAACCATTACTATCTGTTCTAATTCCTAAAAGTAAAGGACTTGTTACCCTATGTGCTACAATTAATTTGTTTGAACACTCATTAGAAAGGTATTCATAATGTTGTGGTGCATCGTTTAACGGAATGTCATCAACGGTTGTTTTACTTTCTGCATTGTTGTTAAAAGCAATTACTACTTTTTCACCACGTGATCCAGTCAGCTTACGCATTACATCGTTTTTAACTTCTATCTGTTTTTCGTGGTCAGGTACACCATTATTAAAGTTTACTACTTTAGTACCACTAAAACCATTTTGTACATCGTTAATTAAGTAGTCTGCTACTTCTGATTCTAATTCAGCGTATGCTAAACCCCCCTGATAATCTACAGGGCAATAATAATCGTACCCACTTACATATCTTTTAATAATTTTTATTTCAGGTTCTTTACCATTACCAAAACCAAATGATGCTATTCTTTTAGGTTCATCACTACGCTTTAGTTTTGCCCAATCGTGAAAATAATAGTAGGCTTCAATTTCACCATCCTTATTACAGCGTTCTGCACGTAATGTTTGTCTTGGAAAGTGTTCTGATTTAATTACCCTACTGTTTTTGTATAGTACCTGAAATGAACCTTCGCCTAATAGCTTTAAATCTAAAACTACTTTGCGCAAACATTTATCAGAAAAGATAGAACGTAATGCAGCATATTCGTTTGTCTTTCTGCTGCTATCTAAAGCATCTAAACCTTTACCGTAAATCATATTAGTAACACCATTTATAATAGCGTTGTTAGTTGTTGATTCTGTGTAAAGTTTAATTAGGTAAGAATAGTAGTCGTTATCTTCACCATAGTTTACCCATTCACGATTTTTATCTTCGCTTATTTGCGGTCTATTGTATGAAGCTAAATTAACTATATGTAGGTTATCCATTATACTGTAATAAATTCGTTATCTGAAGCATTAGTTATATACTCACCGCTATTAATTGTGTATTGTGGTAAGTCTGTTTGATTAGTACAAAATATTTTATCCTTAAAAATTTCATTTGCACCTGATAGTATTGTAAGCATATAATAAATATCTTGTTTTACTGGAAATACAGCACTATATCTATTGAAATATAAACTTTGTGATATTCCGCTTGTTGCTTGACTATATACTTCTTTGTTTTGGGTTTCATCTTTTATTTTAACTGTGTAAGATGCACCTGCTGTAAATTCTCTTGGTATAAAATCAATGTTTTGCGCTGATCCGCTTTCCCTTAATACTATCATATATATAACAATAATATTAATTGTTTTTTGTTATTATTAATGATCCGATAAAAGCATAAAAAAAGGCAGCATATAGCCACCTTTAATTATCAAAATAAATTATTATTAGGAGTTTGTACCTAATGTAATTAAAACAGTTCCATCTAACCCTGCGAAATCTTGCACACTAAATGGGAAGTCAATATCTTTAGTATCTGAATCCATAAAGTTAGCTGCTTGCGTTTCTTGCGCATTTAGCGTTAAAGTATAACCCGATAAGTCAGCCATTGCTGCTCCTGAAGAAATAGTTCCCCCATTTACATCTGCACCGTGTACTGTACCCATCATAAACACATTACCGTTGTAATCTTCAACTGCCACGTGCGGTCTACCATAAGCCAAAAGTTTTAATTCTTTGTTATCTTCTTTCGTTAATTTTTTCAAAGTAAGTGTAAGTGTTTGATCAAAGAAAGTTGTACCGTTTTCACGGCTTGAAGTGATAGTTTGCTCAAAGCTACTATTTCCCTTCAATTCATATTTATAAGCAGTTAAAGAATTTGCACTTCCGCCGATAGTAGTTCCTGTCATATTTGTAATTTCATCATTGGCTATGGTTACAGTTCCTAACCCCCCAAAATCTACAAAATATACGTTTTTCAGACCACCTACAACATCTTTACAAGGTTCTTTTCTACCAAGTGTTAAATCACAAGCCATAATTTTTTTTTTTGTAACTTATTGAAAATCAATAAATTAATTAGTTTTTTAAATAAAAAGGGTAAGTAGGCACTTAATTGGCTTACCTACCCTAACTATTTGATTATCAGTTAATTAACTATAAAGTACGATATCAGAACCTATTCCGTATTGTACACCTGCTGTAAATCTCATAACTACACGTACATTCTGTGAGCCATCAATATCTGCCATATCAATTACTTTTACTTCGTTTTGGTCAGATAAAAGACCAGTACCAAAGTATAAGTTAGATTTTTCTGCTGCGATAGCCCTATTGTCGGCTAATCCGTTTGCTACTGCAATAGAAATTCCATCAAATGTTAATGCTTGACCGCTAAACCATTGTGTTCCGCTATCGTTTGTACCTGCATTTGAAGTTGCTGCTACTGAAAATCCACCTAATGCTCTCACGTATGCTCTAGCGATGTTTTGACTAACAAAAATTGTCATATCTTCACTTGAATATAGGTTAGAATTAATTGCATCTACAACTGCTCCTAATTGAGCAATTACGTTTCCTGCATTTACTCCACCACCTAC